GCAACATACAACTCAATTAATTCAAATGTTGCTGCTGCTAATGCAGTTATAAGCAATCATTCAGCAAGAATAACCACACTTGAAAGTAACTCGTCTGCTCAAGCACTGCAAATAAACAGTTTGGTCAGCGTCAAAGCCAATGTCTCATATGTAGACACCAGCATCAGTTACGCATTATCAAATTCTGCAATTGCTGCAAACCTAACAGTAATCAATGCAAACATAACTGCTGCCAACGCCGCTATTACGGTATTACAGGCAAATGCAGCCTCTCAAGCAGTAACATTAGATACACTGACTTCTAATGCTGCAAGTCAAGCAGTTCTATTAAACACCTTATTATCTAATGCAGCTTCACAAGGGGCCACACTATCCACACTGACTTCTAATGCTGCAAGCCAAAGCAGTGACATTGATGTACTACAAGCCAACGCCGGAACTCAAGCAGTAAGTATTAATTCATTGACTGCAAATGCAGCAAGCCAATCCGTAGAGATGGCGGGGCTACGTGCAAACATTAACGCAGCCAACACAGTGATCGCTTCATTTACTAGTAATGCATCTAGTCAGGCATTAGAAATTGATAGTCTTTGGGCCAACGCCGGAGCGCAGGCTTCTACATTAAACACATTAGTTTCAAATGCAGCTACACAATCTCAAGATATTAGCACAATATCGTCTAGCGTTAATGTTCTATTATCAAATGCTGCAAGTCAAGCCGTTTCGTTAACCACCTTATTGTCTAATGCAGCTACACAAGCAACATCAATTGATACTATTAATGCCAATGTTGGTGCATATCAATTCTATGCTAATACTAATATCAGTGCATTGCTTGCTAATGCAGGCACACAGTCCAGTGAAATTTCTGCCTTAAATGCAAATGTAACTGCTGCCAATGCCAATGCCGCTGCACAGTCAACTAGTATCAATACGTTAACGTCAAATGCAGCCGCACAAGCAACAAGTATCAACTCCATTGATGCCAATGTTGGTGCATATCAGACCTATGCCAATGCCAATGCAGCCACACAAGCAACAAGTATCAACTCCATTAATGCCAACATTGGTGCATATCAAACTTATGCCAATGCCAATGCATCTGTACAGAGTGCAAATATTACAACTATATTTGCATTAATAGAAAATGGAAATGTGGAATTTGGTAATGTTTATTCAACCCTTAGCACCAAGGCTAATATTTACGGACAGGTCTTCGATGGTAATGTGCAAGCACCGTACTTAATCGCAAATGCCAATGTACAAGTTGGTAATACTATTAAAGTTGGATCTAGTAATCCAATTAATTATCCTGGTCTGGCTGGTACATTTACATCAAATGTCAACGGTTACTATCAACTTGTTTTGCAAAATAAAAACAGCGGGTCACAATCATCTGGTGATATTGTAATTACAGCCGACGATGGTGATGATAGTTCTAATTATATAGATATTGGTATTACCAGTAGTACCTACGATCAAACGTTTGAAGATTCGGGCGTTTCTGAATTCCCACATGATGGGTATTTACAGGTAGTTGGTGGCAATGCTGCCATACGTACTACTAGTAATATTATAATGAATGCCAACACCTCTGTAGTAATTTTATTACAAGATGGCCCATTTTTATTGTTTAATACGAATCTAATGTTTTCTGATTTTACTATACAGAGAACAGCAATCCAAGATGTCCCGGGATTGTATGCTAATTTAGGTACAGCAACTACAAATATCACCACATTGTTCAGTAATGTATCTACATTGTTCAGTAATGTATCTACACAGTCGACATCAATTGGTACTATTAATGCCAATGTAACAGCAGCTAATCTGGCTATTACTGGTTTACAATCAAATGCAGCGACACAACAGTTATCAATTGATGTTTTATTTGTCAAGGGAGAAAATACAGATGCCAACGTAGCTGCTGCAAATATTGAAATTTCAAATTTAAGAGCAAACATAACGTCAGCTAATTTGGAGATTGTCAGTATTATCTCAAATGCAGGGTCACAGGCAACATCAATTGATTCTATCAATGCTAACATTGGTGCATATCAGACGTATGCCAATACCAATGCAGCCGTACAGGCAACATCAATTGATTCTATCAATGCCAATGTTGGTGCATATCAGACGTATGCCAATGCCAATGCAGCCGCACAAACAACAAGCATAAACTCCATTGATGCCAATATTGGTTCATTTCAAACTTTTGCCAACGCCAATTCAGCCGTACAGGCAACAAGTATCAACTCCATTAATGCTAACATTGGTGCATATCAGACTTATGCCAATGCCAATGCAGTTGTACAAAGTGCAAATATTTCAACATTATTCTCACTTTTTACACTAGGTAACACGGCAGTCAATGACATCAACTTGCAACTTGCCAACGTGTCGAACTATACAATGGCAAATTATCAAAACTGGACAAGTAATGTTAGCACAATAAGTTCTGCACTGGATCAACTTGCACAACGCCTCAAGGCTGCAGGATTTTAAATTAAAGTAAAAAAATAACTGGATTAAACAATGCCAACAACACTTATATACACAGGATCAGAACCAAATGACGGACAAGGTGCACCGATACGCACAGCTTTTGGTACTGTCAACGATAATTTTGACTTAATCAATGCTGCTCTTTTTGCTGGAACAGAATCAACTATTATCAGTGCATATAGTTTAACCAGCGGAAGTGTTACTTCTAACACATTTATATTTGCAAATACCTACGTAAATGCCGGCAGCATTGTTGCTAACACAGTGACCAGTAACGGAAATTTATATGTTAGCCAAGGTGGCGGTTATATAATTGGTAACTTAACTGTTATTGGAAACTTGAATGTTTCGGGTAGTCAAGTAGCATCACAAAGTCAACAATCAGGTTCTCCAATTCTTGCATTGCATTATTCTGCATCACCGTTAGTTGTCAACGACGGAACTGATATTGGCTTAGAGTGGCAATATTACCGAGGCGCACAGAAACTAGGTTTCCTAGGTTGGCAAAATACCACTGGTACTCTGGTGTACATGGATGATATCACTGATACTGCAAACGTTATTAGCGGAACATATGGTAATGTCAGAATTGGTTCTTTATTAATAAGCAATACTACTACTGCTACCAGTAACACATCGGGTGCATTACAAGTCAGTGGTGGTGTTAGTACCCTCGGGAATCTCTATGTAGCCGGCAACGCTGTTGTTACTCGAGCCAACGTTGCAAATCTTGCTGTTACTGGATATTGTGTTGGTACATGGAACTTCGTTGGTACTGATACAATATACATCAATGGCAGTCCGGTACAAACTGCAGCAACGGGATTCAACGGTGGTACAGTTGGCTTTGCAGTAGAAATTAGTGCCACATCACCAACAACACGACTTGGTACTGGTGCTTTACGATCAGCTGGTGGATTAGCAGCAAATGGTAATGCTTATATTGGCGGTGATTTAGTTGTAGCTACAACAGCAGGCCTACTTGGTAATATTAGTGGAAACATTATAGGTAATGTACTGACAGCAAGTCAACCTTATATTACCAGCTTAGGACAGTTAACATCGTTGAATATGGTTGGACAGATTACTTCGCAAAGTATTATACCTGATGCAAATAATATATATTCACTAGGATCAGGTGGATCAACTCGATGGAGTAAAATTTGGGCATCTGACTTAGACATCAGTGGCGGAATAGCTACTGCAACTGTAATCGCATCCGGAAATATTGCTATTAACACCACAGGTGCCGCTGCATTAACCACTACTACTGCAGTTGCAGAGGTATTTAACACCTCTGCATCTATTATCAGAATTGGTGCGGCTGGTGTAACAGAATTTGATAGTAACATTCAGTCAACTTCTACTACAACCGGTGCTTTACAAGTTGCAGGTGGTATGAGTATTACTACTGGTAATTTGTACATTGGTGGTAGTGCTGGCATAGCTATTGTACATACCGGACATATTATTCCAAGTAGTAATTTAACAGCAAATCTAGGATCACCAACTTCTTGGTATAATACATTCTACGGTGTGTCTACACAAGCACAGTATGCTGACTTGGCAGAAAATTATCAAGCTGATGCTGCCTATGAACCAGGTACAGTTGTAGTATTTGGCGGAGCAAACGAAATAACAGTAACAGACAAACATGCTGATCACAGAATAGCCGGTGTTGTGTCTACCAATCCAGCATATCTGATGAATGCTGCAACACCAGGAACACCAATTGCACTAAGAGGTCGTGTGCCAGTTAAGGTAGCAGGACCTGTTTATAAAGGTGACTTGTTAGTAACCAGCACTATATCAGGATACGCTACCAGTGTTGGTGGCGACAGCAGTTATGGTATAAAAGTGTTCGCTAAAAGCTTAGAGGAGAACATAGACTCCGGTAATAAAATTATTGAGGCGGTTATACTATAATGAGTGTAATTTCTTGGATAACACCTAAAGGTAGTCTTGGTAGTATTCCCGAAACCCAGTTCTATATACACGACCTGGTGGCCCAAGATAGTGATGAACAGTCATTATTTTATAGCGTCATCAGTGGAGATTTACCTGGCGGCATGCATGTCAACACCAGTGGGGTATTAGCAGGTACTCCATCAATTGATAGTCCCACAATTCAATCATTAACATATACCTTTACTGTACGAGCAACTAATCCCGACGGAAATATTGCTGACAGATCATTTGCATTAACAGTGGGAAATGTGAATGGACCAGAATTTATACCACGACCTGATTTAATAGGTTCTTGGTTTGACGGTAACTATTTAGAATATCAATTTTCTGCTATTAATGACAATTCAAGCGCACAACAAACTTATAGAATACTGTTAGGATCTCTGCCTGATGGCGTTACCCTAAGCACCAGCGGTAAACTGTCGGGCTATCTTGGAATTATTCAATCAAATACAGACCTATTAGGTTTTGAGGCTGGACCCTTAGAAAGTCTGATAATTGATGTGCCACAAAAAAGCACTGACAAATATTATAACTTTGTAGTAGAAGTAACTGATGGATTAAAATTTGATACTGTTAGCGTCAGATTGTTAGTAGTAAGTAAAGGAAATTATACCGCCGACAACTTTATTACGTCAATCAATAACACATTTATTAAGATTGATGCAGATAACAAGTATAGACCAATTATATTAAATATTCCTGAAGTTACAACCACCATATCATATGGTTCCGATAACAGTCCTCTTTACAGCGAAACTGTAACCTATGAATATCCTACATTAATTTCCGGTGATACTTTTGCCTATAAATTACTGGCGTACGACCCCGAAGAAGAGCCAACATCATGGCGTGTTGATGAAGCAGCTTTTAGTGGAATGGATGAACTAGATCGTGGTCGTTCTGCCAATGTTACAGCGGGCAATGGCACTGTGGGTCCTTATACAATTGACGAGACTCCAGTCAACGCCTATAGAATAACAGTGAGAATCAATGGGGAATATTTAACTCCAGTAACCGATTACAATGTAGCCAGCAATCAAATTACCTTTACATATTTTTCAATTGCATCTATAGCCAGGGTAGCAAAGTACGTAACAGTAACAGCAGCTGGGCATGCATTTAATGAAGGCGATACTGTAAACATTGTTGGTGTCACTGATACGAGTTTTAATGGTACGTTCACCATAACCAGCAAAACTGACTCAACAATTACATATTTTCAAACAGGAACCGATGCATCATCTAGCGGTGGAACGCTGTCAAAATATGCTCCAAAAACAACAGATAACATTGAAATATTATATGTTGATCTTGGCGACTATCCTGCAGGCACTGGTTATGATACCTTATTATTCGATCAAGGAATTGAAGGATTACCAGCTGGTATTAGTATACAACAAGACAGCGGTTGGCTTTATGGTACTTTGCCTCCGCAAGCCGAAGATGAAAAAATTTACAGTTTAAATATCACCGCATATAGAACATCATCACCGTCGTATGTAAGTGATTTAAAAATATTTACTTTTAAAGTAAAACGGTCAGTCAATGAAACAATTACCTGGCATAGTCCCGAACTATTAGGGGATATTGATAATGGTGCAATCAGTGAATTAGGTCTAATTGCATCAAACAATCTAGGTAAAGAATTAGAATATAGTCTTACATATAACCCATATAAACGAGTTCCACAAGGATTAAAGTTACTTAGAAGCGGAAGATTCATTGGTCGAGTTACCTTTAGGTTCTTTTCATTAGATGGCAGTGTTGGTAAAATTAATTTATTATCAACCCAAGACATTTCTGTAGGAATGACGGTACAAGGTGTAGGGGTGGCAGCTGGGTGTGAAGTAACTGCTATCATCAATGATACTACCATTGAGGTACGTCCGGCAATTTATGTTACACAAGGATCGTTACTTACTTTTACTAGTGAAACAACTACTAAAGTAGCATCTGCTACTACAAATGCAGTATCAACAGCGATTGATGGCGGTGGTACTACATTTGATCAAGACTGTTATTTTACTGCCAAAGCCGAAGCTATAGATGGATCTATATCTAGTACCAAAAACTTCCGTGTGCATATAACAACTAGAAATCTAGCACCTTACGAAAATTTATGGTTAAAATCTCTGCCGTCAGCTGAACAAAGAAGAAAATATTTAGATATTGTCAATGACCAAGATTTATTCCCAACTTCGCTAGTGTATAGGCCTGATGATCCATATTTTGGGGTACGCAAATCATTGAAAATTTTATTATTGGCAGGGTTAAGCCCAGCACAAATTTCAACATATACCTCGGCTATAGAAAACAACCACTACACTAAAAACATTAACTTTGGTGACATTAAAACAGCTCGAGCAATTGATTACTTGGGTAATATTACCTATGAAGTAATATATGTGGATGCCATTGACACACAGCAATTTGATACAGTAGGTCCATCATTACAAAAAACATTATCAATAACTAATGACTATCTGTATAATGGAAATTCATATAATGTAATATACCCCAATAGTTTTAACAATATGCAATATAGAATTGATAATGCCATTGGCTATACTAACCGAGGTGCGATACCAGCTTGGATGACTTCTGTTCAAGAAAATGGTTTGGTGCTAGGACCTATAAATGCAGTGGTGCTTGCATATGTAATACCCGGAGCAGCAAAATTAGTTCAATATAGACTTAAAAATACCCCTAAATGGCCCAATGCTAATTTTTCATTTGTAGCAGATAGATACCAATGGGAAAATTATCTTTCAAAGTACTATGATACCACTACGTCTACTTTTAAATTAAGTAAAGAAACTAGTTTTGACAAATATGCTAAATTATCAAGTGGTTCAGAGGTCATTGTCACTGAGGTGCAAGCTCAATATACAAATGCCAATGTTATACAAATCGAAGATAATATTTCTATAGGTGTTGGTTGGGATGTATCCAGCGTAGACACAGATTCAATTATTCCCGTCGAAAATCAAACTCATGTTACTAGCATCAATGGTAATTTGATCACGTTGTCTGATACTATTTCCTCCTCTGCAGGCGCCTATGTAAAAATTGATGGTACTGCAGCAGCGGATTACGCAGTTTTTACTTCATTTGATTCTATCAATGGAGCGACTAGAAGCAATCTAATACTCAATGGATCAATTGATAGAGTATCAAGTTTTGTTGACGGAGAAAAAATTATTTTTGCTCAACAGTCTGACTTTCAAACATCAGGAGCCAATGACGGTTGGATGTATGAGGACAGAGCGACATCAGTTCCTGGGTATTTAGACAAATTAGGTGGATTGAGCACTGTAAATCAACGTTCTGGTATTTGGACACTGAATTTTATCACGTTATCAGAAATTGTATTTGACAGCGATGAGTATGGGTTTGATAGTCCAATCCCTGGAGCTTTTAATGGATATTTTGATCAAGGTGGTGACACCGAAGTTCAACTTGATTTCTATAGAGAATTAATAGTAAATCAGACCATTAAAATTCGAAGCGGGCGAACATATCCCGCTACTACCCTCCAATACAAATTGAGTCTTGAGGAATCAATTCCTAGATTCATACCACTTCAAATCCCAACAAGAACTGCAGAAACAACCTTTGATGGTGGAAGCTGTATATGTAGAGAAGCTGCCGGAGATAAGCGTGGTGGAATCCGGGGCGGAACGGTGTTTAGTACCAACAGAGACAAATATGAGGTTCCAGAATCTTTAGATAAATATATTAAATTCCCACAAAATGGAGTATTCGTATAAATGACAAGCCAAGTTAATCCAAATAATATTGATGGTACGTACCCTGTTGCGGGCCAAGACAACGACAGTCAAGGTTTCCGTGATAATTTTACCAACATTCGAAACAATTTTACTTATATCAAAGCTGAAGTAGAAGATCTGCAGAATAAATCAGTGCTGAAATCTGCACTAACAAACACCACATTAGATAACAATCTATCAGGAAATGCCGTTGTCGGAGCAAGTTTAACGCAATGGCGAGAAAACTTTAACGACATTGGTGCAGTTAGCGGATCAATTACTGTAGACTTTACCAATGGTAATTGGCAAAAAATTACCATGAATGGGTCAACTACACTAGCCTTTAGTTTCCCATCTAATACCAGCGGACAATATGCCAGTGTTAAATTATGGGTTCATATTGAAACTACCGCTTATACACTAACATTGCCATCAAGTGTTACACTTGGTGATCCAGATACTGTTGTGGGATTGAATGGTACTAGTCCACCTATTATCACATTTACCGCCGACGAACTGTCAAACGCCCAGGATTTTTTCTTTGAATTTTACACAGTGAATTCAGGTACCACCCTTGGTATCAAAGACTTAACTCGTAACAGATATGTTGCTGATCGAATCAATACCAGTTACTTTTTAGCCAACGTTGTTACCGGACAGAATCTTTTTGCCAATGTAAACTATAATAGATTTATTGCCAACTGTAGCCCCACTGGTACTGTAGCCAACTTGTTTATTACTTTGCCAGGATCAATCGAAGACGGTCGTGAACTAGAATTTACAACATTAACTGCAATTACTTCTTGTTTTATTTCTAATATGACTGCAGGTGTAACATCTGTTTACGGATTGGCCAATAGCTGGGCTTCATCGGCAAGCATAACCAATGCTGTTACTGTTAAATTGTCATACAATTCCACTGTTAAGAGATGGTTTAAAGTAAATTAATACCAAAATAATTGACTCCTAGCATTGCATAGTTTATAATTGTGCGATACTAGGAGTTTTTTTATGACCGTAGATTTGAATCGTTATTCCCAATTTGTCAATGCAGTAACCAGCGTTCCTTCAAAAGATCTAACCACATTTATGAATCGGTTGGATACATTAGATGCCAACTTTAATTATGAAACAGACACCCACGGGCCAGACATTAACGTTCCATTATTAATCACTGGAGCATTGGGACTCGCGGCCGAAACCGGAGAGTTCTGTGAAATACCTAAAAAAATGTTATTCCAAGGTAAACCACTTACAGAAGAAAACGTATTCCATATGAAACGTGAACTAGGTGACATCATGTGGTACTGGATCAATGCTTGTCGTGCGTTAAACTTAGATCCTAACGATGTCATTGCGGAAAACGTAAATAAACTTATGAGCCGTTATCCTGGTGGGCACTTTAATGTACATTCATCGGAGAACAGGCAAGAAGGAGATATCTAATGCACCCACTTGTTTCTGATTTATCTGGACTCTCTAACGAGGATCTGCATAAAAAATATAATGAATTAATGTCCAAAATGAATCAAGCCTATCGTTCTGGACCTACAAGCATAATCCCACAAATGCAAATGATACTAGAAAACTATCGTTACGAGATGGATAAACGTAATAGAAAAACTTTAGAAGAAATGGAAGCAAAAAGCGATAAGTTTAAAGGCATAATTGATATCAAATGAATTATAATCGTTTTGGTGAATCATATTGCACTGATGAGGATTTGGTTGGTATATTATATCAACAGCCAGACATTGACCTTACCAAATTCTATGTAACAGATCCCGGGCAATATAATCAATCTCGAGAACATACACACAGTCATGATTTGCCTATACTAAAAAGATACTTCCCTGTCAATTACAAGGACGACGTACCTATAGAATTGTTTGATTGTGTGCTACAAGATAAATGGACTATGCCTGATGAGTACAAACAGTTAGACATAGCAAAATGGTTATTGGGAAAGTGCCAAACTCAACAAGAACTACAACGTGTTGGTGAAGAATTATTATTGTATCAAGAACGAGAATTGTTTGACTTACTCAAACAATTAAAGTATACCGTAGATACCTGGCGTTCTAATAACGTAGTTTGGGGTGTGGGACGAGGATCAAGTGTGGCTAGTTATGTGCTATATTTACTTGGTGTTCACAAAATCAACAGTATGTATTATGATTTAGACATACATGAATTTTTGCGGTAAATATCGGTACAAGGAGAACTACTATGAAAAGAGTATACAGTACGGCAAATGGAAAAAGAATTAATATTGATGCTATTATTGCTCAAAACGAAGAAACAATTGCTGTTGGTAACATGAAAGTAAATGCACGTGGTGATCAACTTGGCCCCGGAGGTGTTGTAGAAGTGTCTAAAAGTAAAATGATGGCAGATTACTATAAATTAAACTCTCCAGTTGCAGTTGACAAGGAAATTGAACCACGTCAGCGCGAAGTTAAACGAGACTTAACCGAAGATTGGGTCGAGCCTATTGTTGCAGCCGATGCTAACAATGAAGAAACTCCGGAAACTAATCCGGAACCACAACAACCGGTACAACCAAGGCTTCGTGGAAACTTAGCCGACGCAGTAGCAAAGACCAAACCAGCTGAAAAAGAAGTACCTAAAAAAACCGGACCACAACGAATTTAAAGAGAGGCATAAATGGCAGTCAAAAATCCGTTTGATCAAAAACGTGGATATCAATTTGGAATAGAAATAGAGGGTGCGATTAAACCATTGCATGACAGTGTTATTGTCACCGACATGGACTTTAGTGATCGCAAATTGGCCAGTGGAGTACTGTTACTCGGAGACGACGGAAGGACCGACGGTATTCGTCCCCGCTGGAGTAAGGTATATGCCGTTGGTCCCGAACAACAAGACATCCGTGTTGGACAGTGGATACTGGTTGAACACGGGCGGTGGAGTCGTGGCCTTAAGATTGTCAAAGATAATGCAGAATTTGTTATACGACGAGCAGATCCTGAAGCAATTATGTTTGTTAGTGACGAAGAACCCGAAGACATAAACACAATGTCAACTGCAGTACATGCCGAACGCAAGACCCGTGAGTACTAAAACACCCAAATGTGCTATTTGTCGAAAGCCATATAGCCCTTCATGCAATTTTAATCAAGGGCAGTGTCCTCACCATCCACCAGAATTTAAGATTGACACCCAATCCAATGTGTCAAAACTTAAAAAATTAGTCAATTTAATAAAGAGAACTTAATGCAAACATCATTACCTATTAGAAATGGTCATAAACTTGACCTAGATGAGTACGGCTGGCCGGAGCAAAGTTGCTTTTGGCGAGGATTTAGTCTGTGTACATCGAGATAATCTATGAAAGAACTTTGGACTGAGAAATATCGCCCGTCAACTATAGATGGATACGTGTTCACTGATCCTGCACAACGGGAACAAATTGAATATTTTGTTAAAGAAAAAAGCGTTCCTCATCTATTGTTTACTGGACCAGCTGGTACTGGTAAAACCACACTGGCCAAGATACTAGTTAACAGTTTGGATATTGATCCATATGACTTTTTGCAGGTCAATGCCAGTCGAGATAATGGTGTAGACTTCCTTAAGAATAAAATTGAAGGCTTTGTTAGTACAATGCCCTTTGGCGACTTAAAGATTGTGTTACTAGATGAAGCAGATTATTTGTCGCACAATGCACAGGCCATCTTGCGTGGACTTATGGAAACGTATCAAAGTCAAGCTAGATTTATTTTAACTGCAAATCTAGCACACAAGATTATTAATCCGTTAAAGAGTCGTTGTCAGCAAATCATAATTGATAAAACTGATCAGACTGAATTTACTGCTAGAGCTGCCACTGTGTTAGTGACTGAAGGTGTAGAATTTGATCTAGACTCTCTTGACAGTTATGTTAGAGCGACTTACCCTGATCTACGGAAGTGTTTAAATTTATTACAAAGTAACGGTGTAAGTGGTACTTTAACTATCGCCAAGAGTAGCAGCAATGACAGTACCGCCGATTATAAATTAGAAGTCATTGAGCTGTTTAAAAAGGGAAAAATAAGAGAAGCCAGGACATTATTTTGTTCGCATACTTCAGCTGATGAATGCGAAGGTGTGTTTACCTGGATGCATCAGAATCTTGATTTATGGTCCAGCACACCAGAAGGCCAGGATGAAGCAATTAAAGTTATACGTAAAGGTGCAGCAACTCATTCCTTGGTAACTGATCATGAAATCAATTTATCAGCAACGTTTGTAGAACTTAGTCAAATATCATGAAAACAAAATCAATTTATCTTGTAGCACACTATGTAACTAGACCAAAGAATCCCAAGATGACGCATATTGCAGGATATATGAAAGATCCTGCTAATCATCAATACGATGAACAGGTTCATGTCAGCACAAGACTGCGCTCAAAAGATATTACTGGTGCTAAGATTATTATAGATCTTAGTACAAAGCAAGTACAAAAAAATAGTTTCAATGGTAATAAGAACTTTGATGAGCTATTTAAGTATTTCTTTAAAGGATATCACAAGTATATTACAGACGTAATGGTCCAACTTGATGCTGAGTATTTTAATAAGATGCTTGACGAAATGCAAACAGAAGTAGATTCAGGAGAACATAATGAAGAAACTCAAGCACAGTGAATCCGGTGATCGCGGATGGTTCATAGGTAACTTCCCTTCGGCTGTTATACAGTCCGAACATTTTGAAGCTTGTTGGCAAGCTAACCCTGCTGGTAAAAAAGATATTCCGCATTATCATGTCAAAGCCACAGAAGTGCAGTTAATTACACGAGGACGTATGATAATTAACAATGTTGAGTTTGGTGTAGGTGATATTTGTGTACTAGAACCTGGGGAAGCCTACTATGCTGAATACGTCGAGGACACCGAAGTTTTTGCCATTAAAACTCCTAGTGTGCCCGGCGATAAATATTATATATGAACCCAAAGTTATTTAAGGCCATGCGGTCTAAGAAGAAACGTGCAGTTGACCCAAACGCACCGCCGCGTCCTAATCTAATGACACACCAAGTGAAATTGCGTGATCAAGAGACTGTTATTAATATGCTGTCCAGTGATGTACATAGATTAAAAGATACCGTACAGCGTCTTGAAAATAAATTAAACAATCAAACCAATTATCTACAAGCACTACATTCAAAACTTAAAAAATAAATGCCAACACTTTATCTAGACATGGACGGCGTAGTCGCCGACTTTGACGAATATGCTGCCCGTACCTTAGGCGTTCCGCCAAGTCAAGGAATCTATCCTGACGAAATTTGGTATAAGTTAGCAACTAATGCTAGGCTATATCGTGATCTAATACCAACTCCTTATGCAGCCCAATTGGTCTACCAGTGCGAACAGTTTTGTAATAAAAAGAAATATGATCTTAAATTTTTAACTGCAGTACCAAAAGGCAATGATGTGCCCTGGGCTTTCAATGATAAAGTGTATTGGGCACGTAATTACTTTGCAACCATACCTGTTATGTTTGGTCCTTTTAGCAAAGACAAACATCAACATTGTCAGCCTGGAGATATACTAATTGATGATAGGGCAAGTAATATTGAAGAATGGCGAGCAGCTGGTGGCCTAGCTATCTTACATAAAGATTACGCAGATACAGTCAATCAGCTTGAAGCCTTACTTCCGCAGGTCTCATTGCAGGTGTAGATTTTCCCATCTGAAACTGTTTTACCCCATGTAGACTCAATTTGATTGAACCATGCAATTGCATGTTCTATTCCATATTCAAGTGCATTGTTTTCTTTGATTAACGGACGCAATTGAAACGTACTAGGATTTCCTTGTTTGCTTAATGGATAAAATCCTAACCAACAACAAGGATATATTTCTCCATTAGCGGACACATATATTTCTCGATTTTGTTTTGAATAACAGCTAATAGTTCTTTCTTGTATCTGCACTTTTTTTAGTGTAACGTCAGGATCGCTAATATACTGTTGATATTGATCATACAATAAATCATAGTCCGTTGGTCCTTGGTAATTGCCTATCATATGACTAAGCCGTTTATCTCTAGTGAAGACCACAGTGGTGTCTCTGCCAGCATCAACCAATTCAAATCTTTTAAATCCCATTGCTTTAGATAATATTTCGGCCTGAGATATCTGATGCTTGTTATGATCAAATTTAATCATTGCCCATACAGCACGGCCTCCTGCTTGTATAAACTTTAATGCATTTTCCAATATTAATTCAAAGTTTGTATATTGTCTATACAGATGATGAGTATCTGCTAATCCATCAATTCTAAACTGAACTTCCACTCCAAGTTCACCCAATCTACGCCATATATGTGGACGTCCACTAGCATTGGTACTAATAATAATTTTTAATCTTGGATTTGCAGCAAGGAAGTATTCAACAATTTCCAAACCATCGCGGGCTGTGATAAAATCACCATAGTTGCCGTTAATTAATATTTGTTCAAGTTGTTGCAGAAAAGGAACTGTAAATATTTGTTTGGCTTGATCCAAACTCATATCACAAACAGGATAGGTGTCTACAATATCTACACCGCGAAAATTTCTTGGACATTCAGGACACGCCGCATTGCACCTAGTTGATATTTCTAAATGAACACGGCGGATCTCAGAATAACTTAGCATCCAGTATTTACAATAATCTAATCCTCCCCGTACAATTTAAGAACTTCTGCCACAGCAGGATGTCTACGAACATCCTTGACGGCAAATTCCACACCAGCAATGTATTGGCTGTCTTCAAAGTCGGCCATGAGCCGCTGAAAGTCTAGCAATCCGTTGTCCTTGGCCTTACGGTCGGCCTGCTGTGTGTCGCCTGTTACAACCATCTTGGAATTTTCTCCTAGTCTAGTGAGCAGCATTTTCATTTGTGAAGGTGTCGCGTTTTGCATTTCATCTGCAATGATCCACGAGTTTTTAAATGTCCGCCCCCGCATGTATGCTAGTGGAGCAATCTCTATATATTTTTCGTCTAGCAAACGAGCTACTTCCTGTGGTTTGTAATACTCCTCTATGATATCAAAGATAGGGCGTGTCCATGGCTCCATCTTTTGATTTAATGTACCCGGCAAAAATCCATGTTGCTCGTCATCAACGCCTACTGCGGGCCTAGTAATAACAATCTTAGAGCATTCTCCTGCTCTAAATGCTTTTAGTGCGGCCAACACAGCCAGCATAGTTTTACCTGTGCCTGCCGGGCCAGTAGCGAAAACTATTAAGCGTTGGGGATCTTCTAGTAAATCTATATATGTTTCTTGGTTGCGGCTTTTGGGTATTAGTGTTATTGTTCTTCTTTGTTTTTGATAAGATTCAATGTTACTTACAACAGATAATTGTGCTACTTCGCTTCGACGGCGTTTGCTCAAGACTGCCTCCTTTTTGTATGGTGGTTCTGTTGACATTTGCCAGTTAGTGGGCTTGTCAATAAGTCCACGCAAATATTTAAGGACTAGAATTGTTCATTTAATGACTATAGAAATTTGATTATACTGGACTAAGTATTAGACCGTGCCCACTCGCAGTAAAGTCTATTGTTTAAATCTTGTTTGATATCCATTATTCGAAACCCAAAGTCTTTAGCATATTTTTTAAGTAGTTTTTCGTTCCAATGAAAAAAGTCTATTTCTTTGCATTCTTTGTTTCCGTGATCCTGTCTACCCGGGTTTACACGCCAGTATATTCTAGCAGCGGGATTGAGTAAATTAACTACACAGTTAATTTGATTCTTAATTGTTTCTTCTGTGCCAAAGTTTATACTACCTAGACAGAAAGCAACATCAAAGCGTTGTTCTGTTTCAAAATCTTCTATTGTGGTTTGGTAGTCGGCCTGCCCAAAGGCAGGATCTATTCCAACCAGATTTGCTATAAGTGATTTAAAAGGATTTATACCGCAGCCAACATCTAAGACCCATTCTTCAGGTTTAATTTTTTTTGCTAAACTAAGTCCAGAATAATTGTATATGTTTAAGTGTCCGCGCCAGAATTGGCTGAAATAATTATTGAGTAGCTGCTGATTCATATAATTACTTATTATGCTACCCAAGAGAATATTTTTTACTGGCGTTCCAGGATCGCGTTGGAGCGGTATTGCTCAAATTTTAGAATCCATTCCGGGATTTAACACCAGTGATCGCACACCCGAGCGCACATACGAACACCATTCGTATACAGGGCACAAAGGTGCTTATTTTGGGTGGAAGATGGAATTTGATCCTGTGATTAGTTGGGTAGGTCAAGAACATATTGATCAAGCGTGGACTGTGCCAGGAGGATGTCAATTGGTTAAAAGTCATCAATGGCCCGATAAGTTTACTGAAATTGAACGTCACTATCCCGATGATTGGATTATGCTAGTATATCGCCCGGACATGACCAGTTTCGCCTGGTGGCACGAAGCAGGTGGATTTCAAATTAAATATCCTAGTTACAAATGGTATCAAGACGAAGCAGATATGTTACACGAGATATCAAGGAACAACAAACTGATGTTAAAATATGCATGCGAAAAACGTGCTGCATGGAGTTACTTTACCCCAGAGTGGATTAAAAATAATTTTAATGCAGATGTAGAAGTTCCAACAATCCACCCAGACATTTTAGTGGCGCTGATTAAATGAAAGACCATGTTTGGTATATCAAGTACGCAAGTGCCTGTACTATTTTAGTAGCAATGGTGTTCCATGTATTGGGCATAACTCCCTGGAATAGTATATTACAAATGATAGGTGCTGCAGGTTGGATATATGTTGGATGGAGATGGAATGAACGTGCGCTAATGCTAAACTTTATACCGCAGTATTTTATAATCATTCCGGGATTGATTTATATGTATTTTTTCAAATAAGGATAGCACATGTCAAACAAACATTTATTAATTGTTACCGGACCACAAGGTTCAGGTAATCATCTTTTTAGTAGAATTCTAAGTCAGCACCCAGATGTTGAGGGATGGGAAGATCTCAAAAAAGAATATTGGGTACCTAGCGATATAGAACCATTTGCAGAATATTGGCGATTCCCTGAGCGACTCACATCGGAAAAATTTGCCAATAGCCAATACTTCCTGGCTAACGTATCTTGCCCAGTGTATATGGATGGTACACGTATTATTCCTAAAATACGTGAAGTCGCTGATCGTGCTCAAGAACTAGGTGTACAAGTAACTATTGCTATAATTGTACGTGATAAAAATATCAATACAGTACAGCAGCAACGCCTGATGAATGGGTTTAGTTCACTAGCAACAGCACAAGAGTATTATTACGATAACATCCTAAACAGCGAACATACTGTACATTTTGTGGATCACGAGGCGTTTTTCCTTCACGGAAAGCATTATCTTAAATGGTTGTCAAAAATAATGAATTTTCCTATTGCGTGGGATAGCGATTCTATATATGACTTCGTGGAAAAAGACGCTAATCATAAATATATTACACCAATAGAGACACACTGGTTAGATGAGCATATTCGAGCAGGTCGTAGGCCATACAAAGAACGCAATATAACAGATCCGGCTAATCTAAAATAATAGCCAAAATAACATAAATATTTAAGTATATACACAAGGAGATCCTACATGGACGCAAAACAATTTGTAAAGAAAATCGTTGATGAAAATCAAGCACTTTTCCGTGCTAGTCAACACAACGTAAAGGCTTACTTTGATAGCAAGCCGGCTAAAGAAGAGCTAGTAGAACATTTCATCGGTCGCATGATCAACGAACGTATGAATATGGTTGAAATTGCTCAACAAGTAGCTAACATGCCTGCAGATGCTGACCCAGTTGAACTACAACTGTTAACTCAACAGGCACACGACGAAGCTGTACATTTCCGCTTAGTTAAAGAAGTAATCGAACATATTCAAGGCTCACCAGTTGACGTACAAGCTGCTATCGCTGCTGAAGCTGCAAAGCCCACAGCTAAAGGTGCCAGCCTACTACAAAAATACGATGCACAAGACGACGCTGCTGCCCTAGCTGCTTATCAGTTAGTTGCTGAAGGTCGTGCAGAGGCCGTGTGGAATCAAATGGCTGAGTGTATCGAAGATGAGTTTATTTCTAGCGCATACGCCAAGATTGCCAAGGACGAAGGTTTCCACAGCAAGATTGGTGCTCGTGCTTTAGAAAAGCTAGTCGTTACCGAAGCAGAGCAAGCACGTATCGAAGCACTAGTTGCACAAATGCGTAAAGACTTGTATGACATCAGCTGCAAGAACACTACTGCCGCCGACGATGGTAAACAACTAGTAGCCGACGCTTACGGTTGGTAATTTAATACAATATAGGGGCACTGGCCCCTATATATTTTCAAATTCAATGAAAAATTCTACTAATCTGATCTATTACCCCGCCGGCTGTTACGGGACCTTCATTGAGTGGAGTTGTTATTATTTTAGTAATTTTAATCTAGATCTTCCTTTTACTGACAACGGAAGTAGTCACAAATATTTTGGTAATTTTCTCTACCCGCCGGAAGTATTATTTGATTATGTACAGTCTAATAAAAAAGAAAAATTCGCCAGGGCCCATCCAGGATTATTTCAACACAAGGATTCTCGTGGATCAGGATGGACCGATGAATTTTACAACATTGCAGTCCAAGATTTACTGTATGCACAAGAACATTTCAATAAAATACTAGTAGTACATCCGTCATTGGATACCTTATTATGGTTAGAAAATAACAGTCTTGAAAAAGCCGTTATGACTGACGAATTTTTTAATCATTGGTATAGTCCACATGGATACAAGAAAGAACTATACAAAGATGCAATTGATGATTATTCAATTGAGCAAAGAATTAAGCATATATTACATAGAGAGTTAGATACAGATGATATTAAAAATTGGGGTAAAGATTCCGTATATGATTTGTCTACATGGGAATTAAGAGAATTACTATCATTATATTGGTTTAACCGTCATGACGATTTCTTAACTTGCTGGGATCAGTTAGCCAACAGATTCCCAAACATAAAATTTATTTCTCTTAGCAGCTTAAAAAATAATTCACTAAGTGTAATGAAAGATTACTTACAATTTTTTAACTTAAGGATTGGTGATACTGCTGATAATAAGAATGTAATTAAATCCTGGAATAAATCGCAGTTTCATATTAATAAGGACGATATTGTTAAAACAATAGTTTCTTCAATATTGTATAACATACCCTACAACTGGGAAGATCAAAATTTGACTTTCATTGATGAAGCATATATTCAAAAATTACTGCTAGATAATAATGTGGCCATTAAATGTTTTGAGCTGGATACTCTTCCTACAAATACTAAAGACTTTGTATCAATAATTGAATGAATATAGGACTTAGTCAACGAGTCCTGTTACACAAAAATAGAGCGTATGACGCCTTAGAGCATGGATGGTATTCATACTTAAAAGCGCATACGCTCTTTCCTATTGCAAACAGACCCGAACAAGATTTTAATCATTTAGCCAACGAGCTAGATGCATTCGTCATCACTGGCGGTGATGACAGCACCGTACGTCGATTAACTGAACTGCGACTGGCCACACATATGATTGCTAGACGCAAGCCAGTTATTGGAATCTGTCACGGAGCATTTCTGCTTACCGAAATAATGGGCGGGGAAGTGGCAGAAATCAATAACCATACTGATTGCGACCATCAAATTAACTACCTGGGTGACTTGATTACAGTGAACAGCTATCACTCATTGGGGATTAAAGCACCACAAAAATCAGCCACTATCTTGGCACTGGACGATCATGGAAACTGCGAAGCCTGGATTGACGGGAATACTGCTGGTATAGTGTGGCACCCTGAGCGTATGTTGGTGCCTTGGATTCCTGATGAGATAGCACAATTATTAGGTAAATAACTAATATAGAGATTACCATGGCTACAGATATTAAAGACATAATTGAAAACATTAAAACTATCTCAATGACAGATAGTGCAATAAACAGCCTTTTGGATTTTGAACGTGTAATTGACGAATTAGATGTCTATGCGTTTGACAATTGGAAACGCGGAGAGCTAGTACAAGGACCCGTATACGAAAAGTACTTTGTTGCTTGTACGTTCATGTGGCCTTATAAACTCATGCCTGATCCACGCGGTGGAGAACGTCTACTAGATTACGGCTGTGAAATCCGTTATAAAAAAGATCATTTACAATACCCTATCAAAGTTAAAGATCCTGACGATTTTAAACCTGGCACTAAAGTAGCTAAACAAGCTCGAGTCCCGGTCTGGCTAGTGGAAATTGTAATGCCCAAGCAGCTAATGCAAGAAATTAATCAAGGCAGCTTAGAGCTAGAATCCGGTACTGTTGACGCCGAAGATATTGAGCAAAGCTACGAAACTGGTGCAGATGAGAATATGTACAAAACTGATAGTGCTGCTCCAACAGATGCAGCACAAGGAATTGAATCTACTTCGCAAGGACAGCAAAATGCAGGATTCTAATATCAATGAAGGTCTAGAGCATTCTGATCTTAAGCGTTTAGTTCATCCTGAACTACACATTGACGCATATAAAAGTAAAATGGGACGCGATGAAGATATCGTGGTACTGAGCTTTAAAATTACCGGGCGTGAACCTGCAGAAGACTTAGTAAACTTCATTGAAAAAGGTTACGAATGGGTCATTGATGCTGATGTTAGTTCTGGTGAAATGGATGATGGCGATTATCTTGTTTTTGTTGAATGCGACAGAACTCAGAGTGTCCCTGATGATGTAGTTACTATGCTAGAAGATGTTATGAATTTAACAGAACAAAAAATATCAGACTGGCGTTTGATGTTTAGATCAAGTACTGAAGAATTTGAAGTTACTGCCGACGATATACGCAATAATGTTCCGTTAACTTCGCAAGATTATCTACGCAGATTTGGTACTAAAGAACTAGACGAAATGCGTACAGCAGCTGGTGTTGCTGTAACAACCAAAGCACCCAAGAACGATTTTACACAAAATTTACGCTCCTTGGCCGGAATTCTCTAATTTGCCCATAAATACTGTATCGAGGATACAGTATGTGGGTACTACACTTTTTACCAGATAGTTTTATTTTATACGTAGTTTACGCAGCAATAGCCCTAGGCGTTGCTGGTGTTATTATCAGCTACGTAATTCGTTTCATTCCCTTTATAAACATCTATAGAACACCTATACAGATTTTATCTATTCTGTTGCTGACTGCTGGCGTGTACTGGTACGGCGGGTATAGTACTGAAATGTGGTGGCGTGGAGAAACTGAACGACTACAAGAAGAAATTAGAAAGTCTGAGGAAAAGGCTCCCGTAATCACTAAAGAAATAGTAACAAAATACAAGGACAAGATACTTATAGTTAAACGCGGAGTTGAAGTTATCAAGAAAGAAATTGAAATTAAACGCGAAATTATCAACGAAGGCTGTAAGTTAAATCCTACAGCAGTTGAAATGTATAACAAAGGCGTCACAGGACCTGCAGAGGACAGCAAATGAGATATTTATTACTGTTAACTGTGTTCCTTGCTGCCTGTACAACCGCTGTTCCTGTTAAACGTAAATTTCCTGATGCAGATCCATTTATGTTTGAACCTGCACCTATACTAGAACCACTTCCATCAAATACAACCGACTTAGATAAGTTAATTTCTAACTCCGCAGACAACTACGGCAAGTATAGAGAACTTGTACAACGTTACGAGATGTGGAAAGAGTGGTACATTAAACAAAAAGAAAACTTTGATAGCGTAAAATGAAAAAAATAATAACTATCGCTGCATTAGCAATCGCATTATCAGGCTGTGCTACAGTGGACACAGTTAAGAAATACTGGCCAAGAGATCATGATCCGGTAATGTTTGATCATTTAGTAACTCTAAGTATTGCAGTTGAAATGATTGATTGCGGTCAGCCAGACTGGAGTCAAGTAGTAGAAGTATCAAATCATTTATCCCGCTCAGCAGCATGGCGTGGTGATCCTCAAGCAGACAATCTCAAAGGATTGTTAAATCATGCAGAACGTATGAGTCACGGTGGCAGTAAGACGTTCTGTGAACTAGGCAAGAAGACCGCCGCACAAAGAATAGAAGCAGCAAAGTCTGCATGGAAAGGGAGATAAAATGCATCCACTAGAACAAACGATACAAAATATACAATTAGAATATCAATTTGGTAATATAACCAAAGATGAACGTGATTACATGTTGCAGGAAGTAAGAGACATTCAGGCTGCACAGGAATGTGCAGGCAATGAAGAAATGTTTAGGTATATTGTACAGGCATGTAATGTAGCGATGGCAGTAGTTTAATAAAAGGAGATGAAATGCAATTAACGGTAAGTCAATTAAAAGAAATGGTTCCAGGTATTCCGTATGCTGACCATTGGGTTGAGGCTCTTAATCAACTATTACCTGATTATGAAATTAACACACCCAAGCGTGTAGCAGCATTCGTCGCTCAGTGTGCTCATGAATCAGGCGGATTTAAGTTTTTGTCCGAGAACTTGAATTATAAAGCAGAAAGTCTAATGAAAATATTTGCAAAATATTTTTCAGACATGTCTACTGCTAAAGCTTATGAAAAGCAACCTGCAAAGATTGCAAATAAAATCTATGCGAATCGTATGGGCAACGGAGACGAAGCCTCGGGCGATGGCTTTAAATATCGTGGGCGTGGCCTAATTCAATTGACCGGCAAGACAAACTATGAATGGTTTGCTGCCAGTATTGAAGTCAAACCCGAAGAAGCCAGTGCATACTTGGAAACATTCGAAGGTGCTGCACAATCAGCATGTTGGTTCTGGGAAAGTAACAACTTAAACAAAGAAGCCGATGCTGGTGATATCAAGCAAATGACCAAAAAGATTAACGGTGGTTATATTGGCCTGGATGATCGTATCAAGCATTACAATCACATGTTGCATGTGTTAGGGGCATAATATGAAATATCTACTACTTCTAGTATTACCTTTCGCTCTCATGGCATGTAATGAACGCTATCGGTATCCTTGCCAGGATCCAAATAACTGGGACAGCCAAGAGTGTAAGAAACCGTTCTGTAGTGCGAACGGAACTTGCCCCGAAGACTTACAACACTACCAAAAAGATAAAGCAGGTAACCCTATTCAACCTGTGGTACCACTACAAGCACCACAAAAAAATACATCTAAAGGAGATTGCAAATGATTCAACAATTATGGTCAGGAGAGAAGTACACAACCGATGAACTAAATGCACGATTGAAGTTTTTCATCGGTATCATCTTAGGTTTAACACTATTTGGTATTGTGTTTGTTGTTTTGTTCAGTTTGATTTTTGTTACACAACCCATGAACGGAATGAGTCCGGTTGATAACAAGTTCTTTGAGCTTATTATTCCCGTTGCTACATTCTTGACTGGTACATTGTCAGGTATCATGTTGGCCGGTGATGACAAAGATTTGCGTGGTAAAGCGATTGATGCTGCAACTAAACCGTACACACCACCCCCACCGCCTCCTATGGCTGCACCGGCACCTAGCTTTAGTCCAGCACCAGCAATGGCAGCAGCACCAACTAATGATGCAGTACAAATAGTAAATGGCAAGCCAGCTCCAACTCAGCCAGCTTTTCCAGAAATTTAAGGAAAATAAAATATGAGCTTTATGACTGATATGCTAAAAGCAGAAGGCGATAGTAATCCTAGTAGTAAAAGGACTATTGCCTTTTTGGCTTTTTTATTACTTGGTACTAGTTTTATTACTGAATTGTTCTATGGTATGAAAGTGAGTCAACCTACCATTGACACAATGATGTATATTGTAATTGGTGGATTGGGATTTACATCTGCAGAAAAATTTATTAAAAAGGAAGAGAAAAAATGAAATATCTATTAGCAATTATGATTGGTTTATTTGCAACCACAGCAGTATATGCCGAAGCAGAAACTAAAAAAGCCTGCGTAAAGCAAATGGATCCAAAAACCAAGAAGGAAAAAGAAGTTTGCAAAACTATCAAGGTTCACAAGAAACTTGAAGGCACTGCAATTCCAGATGGTAAGAAGAAGTAATACGCTGTAACTCAATCGTACGGTCAATGCCAAAAGTATTGACCGTATTTCATTTATACTATATAATATTACTATGACACACTATGATACCTTAGGAGTTCCTGAGTCTGCCAGTCTGGATGAAATTAAAAAGGCCTATCGTAAATTAGCCAATCAACATCACCCCGACAAGGGCGGCGACACAAATCAATTCCAGCAAATACAAGCGGCCTATGACGCAATCGGTGACGAGCAAAAACGTGCTCAGTATGATGGCGAACGTCGCGGACACGGTGGATTTCATTTTAGTGTAAACGGACAAGATGTTGGCGGTGACGGAATGCCTCGGCACATGGAGGAGATGTTACGTAACTTTGGATTCAGTTTTGGTCCAGGTTTTGCAGCACACGGAGATCCATTTGCACAGTTCAGACAGCCAAGAAAAAACAAAGACATGCAGGTTGATGTAGTTGTTTCCTTGGCTAGTACCTTAGATGCTCAAACAAAAACTATCAGTGTTCAGACTACCAACGGAGAACGCAGTACCGTAGAAGTACAGATACCTAGAGGAGTTCGACCCAACAGTACAATCAAGTATCCGGGCCTGGGTGATAACTTTTTTGCCACTTTGGCTCGTGGTGATTTATATATTAGATTACACGTCGAAGGCAATCCAAATTTCTATGTTGACAACATAGACTTAGTTAAAACAGTTGATGTTAATTGCATCTATGCAATAACTGGGCATGATATTTTTGTTGAAGGCCTTGATGGTAAAAAGTTTACTATTACTATGCCACCGGGTACACAAAACAATACCAAATTTAGAATTCCTCAACAAGGGTTGTACTTGATGAATCAAAATCACCGTGGGTCATTGATCGTGGTTGTTAACTTAATTGTTCCAACAGACTTAACCAGCAATCAGCTAGAAATTCTACGTACCATTTAATTCCACCAACAACCTAATAAATATCTTTATGTTACAGACCAATCCAGAAATAGATCATATTGTACAGGAATCTACAGATATAGCTCGTCAACTAAGTCATGAGTATGTAACTTTAGAACATGTATTTTTATCCATGGTACGTTACGAACCCTTTAAAGAATTTTTGATTTCTTTTGGTACCGACGTCCAAGGATTAGAGACTGACTTAAACGACTATTTAATAGAACAAGTATACCTAATATCAACCAATGGTGATCCAAAGAAAACACATGCTCTTGAGCGAGTGTTTAATCGTGCTCTTACTCAGGTTTTGTTTAGTGGAAGGACACATCTACAACTAATGGATTTATTTGTGAGTGTGCATGCCGAAACAAATAGTTATTCACATTATTTCATGATCAAATACGGCCTAGATCGAAATCAACTTGCCGAAATGTACAACAAAGGATACAAGAGTGACGCAAGCAAGGCTGTGGCCAGTGCAGGCCAAGCTGACAAAATATTAGAACACTACTGCGATAACTTAAACAAACAGGCCGAAGAGGGTAAAATAGATCCTGTTATTGGTCGGGCTGGTGAAACTAGCGAGATTGTAGAAGTTCTGGCACGTAGAAATAAAAGTAACGTATTGATGGTTGGCGATCCTGGTGTAGGTAAAACTGCCATTGCCGAGGGATTGGCTTTGGCCATTGTATTAAAAATGGTACCAGAATATCTACTAGACTATACTGTATACAATCTTGACATTAGCAGTTTACTTGCAGGCAGCAAGTACCGCGGCGACTTTGAAGAAAAGATTCACGAAATTCTTGCAGCACTAAATGTCAAAGGTAAATGTATTTTATTCATTGATGAAGCACATCAGATGCGGGGTGCAGGTGCAGGTAATCAAAGCAGTGTAGACTTTAGTAACATGATTAAGCCTGCATTAAGCAAAGGCCGCATTAAAGTTATTGCAAGTACTACATGGGAAGAATACAGCCAGAGCTTTGAAAAGGATCGTGCATTGATGCGCCGTTTCCAGCGTGTTACAATTGACGAACCTAGTTCCGATATAGCCAAAGAAATCCTGTATGGACTTAGATTAAACTTTGAAAAATTCCATGGCGGTAGTATTACTGACGATGCTATTGACGCAGCAGTTGAACTAAGTGTGCGTTATCAAACAGATAAAAAGCTTCCAGATAAAGCAATTGATCTAATAGATGCTTCCTGTGCTAAGTTAAAGATTAAAAATGCTATTTGGACTGTGGATCGTGCTGTTATCATTAATACTATTAGTAGACTAACTAGGATTCCTGTTGAACAAATTGGAAATACCGAAGGTGCCAAAGGAATCGAAAGCCTGGAGGTAAATGTTAAAGATCGACTGTACGGACAAGATACTGCCGTAGATACTGTACTAGAAAAAATATATGTCAGTCGTGCAGGATTAAAATCATTGAGCAAGCCAATTGGTAACTTCTTGTTCCTGGGACCAACTGGTACTGGTAAAACAGAACTAGCAAAGTTGCTGGCAGAGAATCTTGGCATGAAGTTGTTGCGCTATGACATGAGTGAATATCAAGAAAAGCACACTGTAGCCAAACTTATTGGTGCACCCCCGGGATATGTGGGCTACGAAGATGGTAATCTTGGCGGCGGATTACTAATCAGTGACATTGAAAAAAATCCCAACTGTATTATATTGATGGATGAAATTGAAAAAGCGCACCCTGATGTTAGTAATATTTTACTACAAATGATGGACGAAGGTACTATTACTAGCAGTAACGGTAAGAAAGCTGACTGCCGTAATGCCATTGTCATTCTAACCAGTAATCTTGGCGCTGCAGACAATGAACGTAACACAATTGGATTTACCAAAGAACTACAGAAGTCTGGCGAAGATGACAAAGCAGTTAAGGACTTCTTTAAACCTGAATTCCGTAATCGCTTAGATGGTATTGTTAAGTTTGCTAAACTTGATGACCTAAGTATGCGTAAGATTGTCAGCAAGTTCATTGGTGAATTAAATGACTTGTTGACAGACAAGCAGTTACGTGTTAGACTAACTGAATCTGCTGTTGATGAATTGGTTAATCAAGGGTTTGATCCCAAGATGGGAGCAAGACCTTTACAAAGAAAAATCAATGATTTTATCAAAGTACCATTGAGTAAGCGTATACTGTTTGACAAAATTGCCCCGCTGAGCACCGTTGTAATTGATTTTCATGATAAAGAATTTACATTTCAGCCAATTGCTAACACAGACACAACTCACAGAATAGACGAAAATGGATACATCGTTCTGGAAGAGCCTATCTAACAATATAAAGATAGAGTATACTTCCAAGCAGTTTTACAAACAATATCTATATCGATTAGAGATTCATGCACCCGGATGCAAAAGCATTCGCAGTGACGATATAGGTGCAAACATTGCTCGTAGAAAATCTTTTGCACGAGATTATAACTACGGTGGATCCTGGTGGGATAAAAGATTAAAAGAGATTCTGGCTACTGCGGATTTGGGATTTTTACATGCCCTTAAAGATATATTTTATGAGTATCCTGATGTAAGGATTCGAACAGAAGAACCAAAAGTATCCATTTATGCTGACTGCGAGATCATGCTGCAAAGTGTGGCTAAATCTATCAGTCCTGATTATAGACATCATATCATTTCGGCTACAGGCCCGGAGAGCAGTTTCAAAGAAAACATCTTGAAGAGCAACGCTGTTTTGGTAAAACGGCAACCAGAATTCAAATATCGTGTTTACTTTAAAGAAAAACGGTTTGACATAACGTCAAGAGCCCAAATACACAACTATCTTGTAAGCCTTGGTGATTTAGTAAAGATGACTTCGAATACTGAAGAACAATTAACTAGATCCGGGGATTGGATGTGGGGCTGTTATTTCTACACTAACGATCCCGGAGTAGCCAATTTGGTACGTATTATTAATCCAGATATTATTAGAGAAGTTTGTGAGCTGGTATATATACAGGAATAAATACTGTTATATTCAAGGACACCAAAATGGCCAAAATTCAAGAAGAAGTGATCGTAATCACAATTAGTAAATTAGTCAAAAACGACGAATCAGAAACAGCTATTGCCGGCGATGACGTTATCGCAGCATTGGGTTCTGTGACAGAAGAATTACTCGGCAGCGGGGTTGTTGTCGAAGTAAGCAAAGCATAATCAAATTTTAACCAAGAGAGAAATCAATGACCAAAAAAGTAATCGGCGATACCAGCGCCTCTACTCAAGCCGACGCGGTAGCAGCAATTAAAGCAGCGGCCGCAGCACGTTCTGCAAGCGAAACACCATCACAAAGTCCAATGGATGCAGTTGCCATGATTAAGGCTGCAGCGGCAAAACAAAATCAAGCCCCGGAACAACAACAGGGACAACCATTTGACTTTGCTAAATGTCATTTACATATTGGTATGCCCTGTTACGGTGGTAACGTAAGCGAACCCACAATGACATCATTGTTGCGTTTTATTCTTATGGCTCAACAAGTAGGGTTAAACTGGTCACTGGATACCATGGTTAACGAAAGTTTGGTTACTAGAGCTCGTAATAACTTGATGGCCAAGATGATGACCAACAAGGCTGCTACACACTTTATGTTCATTGACGCTGACATTCGATTCCAACCAGAATCTATACTACAAATGATGGCCTGTGATAAAGATGTCATTGGCGGATTGTATCCTAAGAAAGCATTGCCAGTTAACTACGTTATTAATCTACGTCGTGAAACTAAAGTACAGGGTGATATCTTTACTGTAGACACAATGGGTACTGGATTCTTATTATTTAAACGCCACGTATACGAGCAACTATGTGTAGCACATCCAGAATGCAAGTATGTTGATGATGTTGGTTTAGGTAAACAGTATGAGCCTACAATGTTTAGCATCTTTGATTGTGAAATTGACGAAAAAGGACACTACCTGTCTGAAGATTGGTTATTCTGCCGTAGATGGAGTGCGCTTGGTGGGGAAATCTGGGCACACGGCAAAGTACTCTTGAACCATATTGGGCACTACGAGTTTGTTGGCGATCTTGCCAAGATGCCTCAGTTTGGTCCAACTGGTGATGCTCCACCAATGGATGCAGGTACTCCGGCTGCGTTACAAGATGCTATCAAGATGGCACAAAAAGCACCAGCATAAGGAATAAGCATGGACAAAGAAACATTACATTTCAAAGTAGGATTAAGTGGGTCCAGTGAGAAAAAACAGCCCAAGTTTTTGATAGCAATTGACGGAAACATTGTTCAAGAAGGTACTCTTAGCCAAGCACCCGGTGTAACTGAATATTTTGAATTTGATGTTTCTTTAACCGAAGAGCTGCATGAATTACAAATTTCTCTATTAAACAAAGATTCTGCAGATACTGTACAAGATAGTAACGGCGGCATTATTGGTGATATGTTATTAAACATTGATAGCATTGAAATAGATGAAATTGATCTAGGAAGTTTGCTTTGGTCTGTTAGCATTTATAACCCAATCTACCCCGAATCTTATCTAGACCAAGATCAAAAAAGCGTTAAAGATATAGTTGGTTGTGTAACTTTAGGGTGGAATGGGACATGGAGATTACCATTTCAGAGCCCTTTTTACATTTGGCTGCTAGAAAACCTTTAAGCTAAATATAGCAATAGAATGGATTTTTCATGTTTATTGCTGAATTATTTGAAAGTTATATCGCAGAGGCTGGACCGCAACTGGTGGTACTTTACCCAGGACGGTTTCAGCCTTTTCATTTAGGGCACGGAGAAGTATTCCAGAGCCTGCAAAGCAAGTTTGGGCGCGATAGCGTCTATATCGCTACCAGCAATAAAACAGAACTCCCAAAAAGCCCCTTTAACTTCAGTGACAAAAGTACCTTGATGCACGCCGCAGGCGTACCCAGCGATCGTATATTAGAAGTTGTAAGTCCTTACAAACTACCCGCACAATTTAATCCCGCAAACACTATCTTTATAGCAGCAATAGGTGCTCCGGATGTACAACGTCTAGCTCCGGATAGTATTAAAAAGGATGGTACTGAGGGCTATTTCAAAACTTTCAAAAGTATAAAAGAATGTGCCACTGCCGACAAGCACGGATACGTTATTGTGGCCAACGAAAGACAAAAGGTTATTACCATTGGTGGTAAACAGTATGATGTAAGTCACGGTACACCAACTCGCGAAGTATGGAACCTAGTACGCGACGACCCCAAGCAACGCAGTGAGTTTTTACTACAAATGTACGGCAGGGACGATGCAGAACTAGGCCGCGTACTTGACAAAATATCTCGCCCAGTAACTGAAGATGCAGCCGGGGTTGGTGTAGTTAAAGACGGCAATGATCCACGTTATAGCATGGCCACAATGGGCGACGATAATGATGTAACCGCTGCTACACTTCCTAAGATGATGCGGGGGTATCGTTTAACTGAACGTTACAACAAGCTTCGAGAAGAGCTAGAACAAGTTAAAGAAAAATGGTCCACGAAGTATAAAAAAAGCATCAACTGTAACAATCCAAAAGGGTTTAGTCAACGTGCTCATTGCCGTGGTAGAAAAAAATAATGTTACAGCACATATCCCTGGACATACACGGGCATTGGAGTGACAAGGCACCAGTGTACAGGATATATGTCAACGGTGATTTGTTAACTGAACGTACATTTGGGTGGCCACAATACAAAATCTTTATTCGTGAAAAAATGGTATGCGATCTAGAACCTGGCATACATAAACTAAGAATTGAAAATGTCATGGGCCATGGTAGATTTATAGTAGATAATTTAACCGTTGAGGGAAGAACTGATGCACTTCATCCTAATCACGGCATTGAGCCCACTGGTGAAGTATTAACCTTTATTGTAAACTAATAAATACTAATTATTATAGGTAATTAACATGAAACCAACAGAATTTATTGTAGAAACTAGCCAAATTGCACAGGAAGCAGATGACATGCATGCTGACCATGAAGTACAAATGGCCAGATCTGATTGCTATAGTGCAGCCAAGTACGCAATTGAGCTACATCGTATGCTTAAAGAGATTAGCGAACAACAAGGACTAGATGGCTGGGTAAGCGAAAAGATTACTCTAGCAAATGACTACTTACGTACAGTACACGAGTATCTGATGCACGAAATGGCGCATGGTCAAGAGCAGGCAATGATGGGCTTTACTGCCGAAGCTGCAGAGTATGCATTTGATCAATTGCTAGTAGAAGATGACTATGATGATGCTGTAGCTAATTTCTTATCTAAGAACAAACCCACAGTAGGTAAAACACATAAGCCAAGAAAATCAGAACGTTTAGGCGGTAGTAGACATATTGGCGGCGGTGGAGACAAAATGAAAGCAAGTCGCACAGGAATAAGTTCTAGGCCAACAGGTAAAGCTGTTGCAGGACAAGCTGGTCTAGGTGAGGATGAAGGCGCCAATACCGAATTTGCAAAGGCTCGTAACGACAAGCGTGATGCAGAACTTAATAGATGGGCAGCTGGTAAAGGAAAAGGTAGCGGAGCCAAAGATGTTGCGGATCAAGCTAGATCTGCTAAAAAAGATGCTAAAGATAGAATGTGGGCAGCTGGTAAGGGTGTAAAAGAAGTAGCAATGAGTCCTGCCCCAGCTCCACAAAAAAGTGGCATTCCATCTACTGCAACAACTACGGTACCAGGAATGCGAGCTACGCCCGATGATATAAAGAAAGCTAACTCAAGTGCAGTTATTGGTGAAATGGCCACAGGTGGTGGATCAAGTTCAGGCAGCATTGCTACAAGTATGGGCGGTCCTGGACATAAGCCAACATCGGGCGTACCAAAGAAAATTAGTAATGCACACAAGTCAAAAAAAGTCGCAGTAGGTAAAGGCGTTTACTAATGAGCAACATGCGTGACCTATTAGAGAGCATGAATAAATTTGCCGGCGAGCGAGTCGGGCAGAAGCCTGGCGACCAAGTTCGTGGCAGTGAGCCAATGCCCAAGAAGGGCGGAGGCAAAAAGCATCCTTATGCTGGTCGTTTAGTAGGTGATGGCGGTACATCGGAAAGCATTGAAGAAAGTCTGTATCAAGAATACGAGAAATATCTTGCCGAGTACGGAGCTCCAGGTTCGGGCATTGGTAATGACACAGGAACTAACCCACAAGAACAGGCTGCACTACGTCAACAACAGTTGGCCGGTAAAGCCGAGGCACAAGGTCAAGTCAATGATCTATTGGCACAGATTCAAGGTGCAAGAAGTCAACTTGCAGCAATTAATAAACAATTTCCACAAGGTGCTAACCCTGTGGAAAAGGCAATGACAATGCGTGATATGCAATCACAAAAGGTTCAATTAGGTAGACAGATAGAAGATTTAATGGGCCAAGTGGCCGCAGCAAGAAGAGGTACTGTATAATGTTTATTAATGATTTTTTTAACACCAAAGTGACCGAAAGCAAACAAGCAGTATCGGACTACGACACTTGGAGTGATCAAGTTGCTGCACAAGGCGGCGAAGTACATCCACAGAAGGATAGAGTTCGTATGGTAGCGCAAAGCTGGTCCGGTGACACCATTGGTGAATTTGATTTAAAAACTAATCAAGGTTGGATTAACGATCAGCAAGGTGTAGAGGAAGGTGCAGAAGATTTGGATAGACAGGCTCTAGACATTGCTGATAAACTGATTACTGATAAAAATTTGGCAAAGTTAAATGACATGGCCCATGATAGTACCATTTATCGTGCGTTAGAACGTTATTTTGCTAAAAACAATATTTCCACAACAATCTTTAATCGTGTCGCTGCTATTGTGTTTAAAAAACTGGACAAGTATGGTCGTAGATTATCTACTGACCCAAGAATACAAGAGCAAGGTGTGGCGGAAGGTAAAGGTGATTTTGCACAAGCAATTGACAATCTATCCGGCTGGCATGAAGAAGAATCAGACAATCCTGACATAAGAATTTGGGTGTTTGATGACCGTGAAGGCGGTTGGTACGCTCAAGGAACAGTCTATCACAATGTAAAAACTGGTCGTGTAAAAATAGAGTTCGAAGACCGAGCCGGTGAACACAGCGGTGATGTAAATGACACTTTTGATTCCATTGGTGATGCCATGAAGGTGTTAAAGAATATCACAGTACAGATCAGATCAAACACCGGCAAAGCACAAGATTTTGATAAACTTGGTGGAAGAACTGTCGCAGGTCCAGATGATCTATATAAAACTGATCGTGTAGGCAAGAAAGGTACCTTGAATAAGACTCGCATG